CTATTTATATAGCATTTTTAAAATCGTGCTTGTGTGATTTATAGTTAAGGTTGGTTGCTTTAACATACTATAAATCGCATGAGCATTATTTTTATATTTTTTCTTATCTTTTAATTGCTCTCTTAAATAATTTTCTATTCCTATAATTTGCCCTCTAGATATTTCTTTGTGCTGCAATTTATATTTGAATAGATCTCTTACTTTTTTATATTCCTCTTCTACTTCTGGTTCTCTTGTATAGTCTATAATTATATCTTCTAGTTTCTTCTTATATAATGTAGGATTCATGTGTCCGCATCTTATAACCTCTTCTGCTTCCAAACTTTTTCTAGACGTAACTTTAATTTTATTTACAATATAAAAGGTCAATACCTTTATAGCTACTACCCCTAAAATTATTAATAGTAGTATCTCCATTTTCTTTCTTCCTTTCTAATGTTATTTCATACCCTAAAGTACGCTCCTCCTTTCTAATTGTTCTGTATAAACTTTTTCTTGTGTTTTGTATAAATATCTTCTAATATAATAGGGTATGTACTGTAGATTAACTTGTAGAATATAGTGTAGAATCTACATCTTAATCCTCGTTTAAGTAATCTACGTTTTATGCCTTATAATTCTCATAATTAAAGGATTCTTTCTATCCAATAAAATAAGAAATGTGGAGCATAGCGAGTAAAGTAATTATTGTAATAAAAGTTGCTCCAGTTTAGAGTAAGACAAGTCAGTATAAATAACTTCAAAATTACTAGAATTATACCTAATACCTTTACTTGGTCTTGATATTACTATCATTGGAAATGTTCCAAAAAACTCCTTATAATTTCCTCTTTCTGAATATAACTTTTCATAAAGAGTATTCATTTTTATATTATCTGTATAATGTGTATAATCTACTTCTAATAAAGTAATATATTTATAATCTTCATATCTAAATAATACATAAGCATCTGGTCTTATTAATCCATCTAGATATATTGGTTCTATTTTAACATCTATTAGTTTGCAACCTAATCTTTTTAGTTCTTTAAGATAATCATAAATATATAGTCTATGATCATTTACTTTTTTCTCCTGGTAATATACTTTCTCCTTCTTAGCTTTACTTATATAACTTTTTAATACTCCCATATCTTCTAATTGAACCATTCTCCTACTGGCTCCTTTGTAATTACCTTTAAAGAATAATTCTGTGGCTTGTCTTAATGTTATAGCTTTATATCCTTCTATCCATTTAAGTACTTCTTTATCTCTATCAGTAATCAATCCTCAATCATTCCTTTCCTTATCTTCTTTTTAATAACTTTAGTTGTTGCTATTTCACTTTTCTCTGTGGCTTTTACCTCTTTTTTAGGCATATATAAAGGTAATTCCTTAGCAACTCCATTACTGCAATCTATCGGCTTTTTATTTAATAAATTAACTTCATTCTTAACTCCTGGAATAATTATTTCTGGTACATACTCATGTAAGACTTTAAAGTCTTCATCTATCCAAGGCGTTTTAATAACCTCCATAGCCTTACTAGTTCCATAACACAAACATTCTCTATCTTCTAGTTGTGTTGCATCATCACACTCGATTATATTTCTACTATCTATTGAGCTTATTTGTCTAAAGGTAATTCTACATAATTGGCTTTTTACATCACTAGGAAGATTTGTTGTGGTACTTCTTTGAGTAAGACTTAATAAATGTATTCCACTACTCCTGCCGGCTTTTGCAATAGTTAAAATTGCACTCCAACATTTATTCTTAAGTTCTTTATCTTCTTCTGTATCAGCTTCTTGTGGCATAAAGAAAGATACTTCCTCAGTAATAGCATAAATTCTTTTCATTTTACTTTTATAGTGCTTATTGTAGTGGTTTAAATTCTTTACACCTAATTCCGTAAATTTTCTAGATCTTTCATCTACTAACTTTGCTAACTTATTTAAATCATAAGCTACTTCTTTAAGATTTTTTCCTACAAATTTAACCGGATTACATTTCTCAAATAATCCTATTTCGCCTTTCATTATTTGCAACAAATGAATTTCTATAGAATTACTAGAGTTATATATTAGATTAGTTAGTATGCTGCTTAATAAAAAGCTTTTTCCAGTTCCAGTTGCTCCACCAATAAGAATGTGACAAGCTTTGGTAATATCTATGAAGTAATCTTCTCCATCAAAAGTTTTCCCTATATATAATTGGTTAGGATATGCTTTTACTGGTTTAAATATAAACTTTCCTATATCTTTGTTTATTACTTTCACTTTAACTAGGCTACTAAACCTAATCTTTTCTATAGTAACTATTCCCTTAAACTTATTTTCTATCGTTTCCTTATTAACCTCTATATCTTTTGGACTTAAACCAGTTGGCATATGAATATCTAATATATATCCATTATCTATAAATTTAACATTCATTACTTGTGGTATAAAATTAGATTTTTTACTGTGTAAATTTAATTCTCCCATAAGTTCTTCCCACTTTTTAATTACTTTCCTTTTCTTTCTATAGTTAATAGTAAATCTATAATATATACTTGTTGCTGCTAATCCTCCAACTATTGCTAGTTCCATAAATACCTCCTAAAACTTACTTAATATATATCTATGTAATTAATTTTAAAAAAGTACCAATTATTTTTAAAAACTTATAAATAATTGGTGCTTTTAAATAAAAAAATATGATATCTATTCCAGATACCATATTTCAGTTACTTCCTTATTTAATTTTTTAGCTATTTCATAAGCTAGTGTTAAATTGGGATAAGATATACTTTTCTCCCAATTAGTATATGTTTGTATAGGAACATTTAATTTTCTAGCAAACTCTGTTTTATTATCTATCATAAACTCTCTTAATCTTATTTCTTGCAATCTACATTTAAGCATTTAAATCTCCTCCTATATAAATATATTATACATTTATATGGAATAAATTTACATATATATTCAACTTTATATATTTATTTTTCTATTACAGTTGCAGATATTTTTATAAGACCACTATCGTTTTCCCCATCTACAACGCCATATACTTTTACTTTATCTCCATCTTTCAAACCTTCTACACTCAACACATTTGATATATGATATATTCCATATCCTTCACCCTCTTCTTGTGTTAACGTGAAAGAAGGAAATATATCCATAACACGATCGTAATCTACAACACTTATTGTTCCTTCTGCAAAAACTTTTAAGTTTTTATTTTTATCAGTATTACCATTTAATTCAACAAAATCTGCTTTTACAGCTTCTTTTTTAAGTTGTTCATTTAAATCTTCTTGGCTTACTTTTTGTTCTTTTTCATCTTTCTTTTGTTCTTCAACTTTCATGTCAGGTTTACTTTCTTTGTTATTTTCTACACTTTTATTTGAAGCACATCCTGATAATGATACAACTATAATTCCTGATATAATAGCAACTAATAATCTTTTCATAATATATCTCCTCTCATATTATCTCTTATATTTCACTTTTATTGTATAATAACTGGAAAAAATGTCAACATTTAAACTGAGGTGATTATATGAAAAAGGATTTTATTAAGATAGATTTAAGTATAAGTTTAATGTTTATATGTGTACTTAGTTCCTTAATAATTGGATTAATACTAAAATAAAGCACCTAGAGTTAAATCTAAGTGCTTTTTCTTTAATTATCTTCATATATTACCATAGCTGAATAATTATTAACTATACTGTCAACGCAATAACATACTGATGTAGAAAACTTAATATCAAGTATAGATATATCTTTATTTTCTAACCAATTATTAATCCCTTGTTCTAGCTGATATGGAGTATCATAAGAAAAGACTGCTATCATTTTACCACCTCATTTATTCTCATTATAGTAAAATATATTATTGTTATATCTAAATAATTACAAATAAAAAAGGCTAGTAAGTAAGATTCCTCCTACCTACTAGCCTTAAAATTATCTATTCATAGTTGCATTTTTTCTTATATATGCTCTAGTTCCATCTATATCTAAAGCATAATAACCACTCATTTCAAATCTTGCAGTTATTAATTCATCTTTATAGAATGGTTTAATTTCTTTAGCCCAAACCCTACATGGATATTCTGTAACTTGTAATCTAAATCTTCTATATCTTTCATCTGTCAGCCCTAAAAGCTTAACATTTGCTTTTTCTACCCAACAACGCTTACCATCTAATTCAATGCTATAAGCAAATTGATTTTCTGCATCTGCTGTTAATAAGTCACCCTTATTAAAAATCTTAACTTCTCCATCATAACTCATAGCATCAGATTTCATTTTTAAAGGTAATGGGAAAATGGATTCAGTTGTTATATTCAAAGAATTTAATTCAGCTTGGATCATATTTAAAAATCTTTGCCATCCCATATCAAGAGTTCTATGAGGACAATACTTATTACTAAAGTCTTGATGCTTCTTTACATTGTTAATAGTCCAACCATATTGTTTTAATAATTCTGCTACTTCTTTTGCTGCTCTCTTTTCTGCTTTTATAAACCTATCTCCACCAGATTTTGAATAACAAATTTCTATAGATATATAATTTCTATTTCCTTCTCCGCTTCCCCCATCTCCTGCATGCCAAGCATTTCTATTGAATGGAATACATTGTATAGCTTCCTTATCATCTATTGCAATATGAAATGATACTTCATTTTGATTATCTGCTCTAGCCATATAATTTCTTTCGTTTATAGCTGGAGCATCATTTGCTGTATTATGAATACAGATTCCTTTCGGTGTCATTGAATAAGGACACTTAGTTGAATATTGACTTTCTGGTATTAAATTTTTAATTAATGACATTTTAAATTCCACCTTTCATATTTAAAACTTTTTATAAATTAAAAGAAGCAAGATTACTCTTGCTCCTTGCCTACTTGACCTATTTTTACTAATAAATCATGTATAAAATTAGATCCTCTAGATATTAATATTCCTGTTAATATAACCCCTAATAAAGGTATTGTTGTATTAATACCTAATAGACTTAGAATGTCTAATCTAACCCCAATGCTAAGCACTAACGCTACAACTAAAGCTCCTATTCTATCTATACTTACTTTTCCTTCTTGCCAAGTCATTTTTAATGTTTCCCATACACTTTCTGCAATTAATGCTATCATTACAATGATTAATAAATTTCCCATTTTACTTCTCTCCTTTTTTAATTATCCATTTTATTTTTTATTTCTTTCACATCTTCTTCAATGTTTTCTACAACATTAAATTTCTCTGCTAATGCATCTAATAGATCTTGATATCTTTTCTCTCTTTCTCCTGTTGTTTTAAGAACATAAATTAATAGAAATACAAATAATGCATATCCTAATCCTTGTCCTATTGCTACTTGCATTAATTCATCCATGTACGCTCCTTTCTTTTTGGCAATATAAAAAGAGCCTACAACTGTAAGCTCTCTAATTGACAAAATACTTGTCTTTAATCTATTATCTTTTTAGTAGTTAATTATTTTACCAGCTAGGCTTTACATACTGCTTTCCTAACTGGTATTTTTTATTCCAGTCTTTCTTTTATTTTATTCTCTAATTGCTCTACTAAGGTTTTAGTTTCTGCATCTAACACTATAAAACTTTCCTTATTATTATTAGATATAATAGTCCCTTGCTCGTCTACTTCGCTATTAGTATGTGTTATTCTATAACCTACACTATCCTTAATAACTGCAAATCCTGTTAATATCTTCATTTATATCACCTCCATTAAAACTTCTTCTAAATTAAAATCTAACTCTTCCATCAAAACATCCTCACTTGTATCTATTTTCAAATCATCTTCTGAAAAAACTGGTGTGTTATCTAAATATCCATCTATATCAGGTTGATCCAGCCTCACATTTTCATATCCTATTCTTTTAGCTATATACTGCCAACTAAACTCAGTTCCTGGTTCTCCATACACTACAAAATACTCTCTTTTTCTATCTATAGTAGTTATTTTTCCGTTATATTGCTGAGTAAATATATGATACTCACAATCTAAATTCACACATTCTTGTAATATATCATCTATACTTATATAACATTCTCCAGAATTGCTTATTTTACCAAACCCTATATCTGAGTAATAGTATTCTGCTGTTTCAAAGGCATTTATCAAACGCTCTCCATAATGTTCTGTAGATTGTAGAGAGTTTTTAGAACCAGTTGCAGTATAACTTCCATTTATCTGTACATTTGTATTAAAGTATGCTGGATAACTACTACCTGCTAAAATAGAGAATAAAACACCTCCCGTATTTGATTGAATCATATACCCATCATTTACAGCATTAACCGAAACTTGTGAAATAAGAATGTTCCTTGAATCACTTGTATTTTTAAATATTTGCGGTGTTCTAGCGTTATAAGTACTTTCAAAACATATTTTATTTGGAACATAAACTCTCTCTTGCATATTAACAGCGCTTTGAAAAACCGCACTTTCTAATACTCTTATTGGTGCTGGATAAGCAGGATTTTTAGCATACTTATCCAGCACAATATAAGAATTATAACCAGTACTAGTTTTATATCCAAAAGTCATATATCCTTCATTGTTATGAGCTAGAGAAAATCCTCTTACATTAGGATAATCTGTAATATACGAACTATATATTATTCCAAGTTCCCTTCCGTTACGTTCCCAATCATAAAAATATATGCTTGTATCTTGTATTTTTATTGCATCTACACCATTATAATTTTTATTTACAAATGTACCTGTAATAGTTAAGTTCCCATTTGTATCACTTGTCATAACATTAGTTCCAGCTTTATTTTGTATCTTTATAGCACCATTTTTAACTGTAAACCCTGTCTTATCCATTACAAATTGTGTTGTAGTTATACTACTTGTACCAGCATTTATTGCACTACTTATTGTAGTTGTAATTGCTGTAGCTGTAACCTTTTGCTCAACTGTATTAACTCTAGTAGTTAGTCCAGTTACACTCCCATTAATTGTACTTATAGAACTCTCTGTAGAACTTACTCTACTTGTTATATCATCTATATTAACTTGTAAATTAGCTGTTTGCTCATCTATATATAAAAAACTATCTCCTTGACTTGGACACCATTCAAATATTTCTTCACCTTTTCTAACCATTAAAGAAGAAATAACTCCACTAGAATCCGTATTAATAGTTGTATCTAACTTATGCACTCTAATTCTTACAAACGCTCTTGTTGCACCACTTGGCACTGTTACTGTTAAGTTCTTCTTAACAAAGTTTGTAGTGGTAAAATCTAACCAAGTGTAACCAGACATAAAGTTATTATCTACACTTATATCTGCTGTATTATCTGTAAATAGTAAAAATATTCTAATTACTGCATTGCTTAAAGCGGAACCAAAACCACCATATGTTATTTTTTCCCCTGCAACAACAGGGAACTTTTGTGAATCTGCATAAATAATACTTGTTGCATTATTGTTAATATGCCCTAGTCTAATATAATATTTATCTTCTATTGCTATCGAGCCACTTACACCATAAAAATAATTTCCTGCTAGGGTAGTACTTAATCTCCAACCGCTAGGTCCTTTAAACCAGTTACTATTTGCAACAAGATTATTATTTCCTTCTTGCACTATTTTTTTTAAGCTACTTACACTTAAATCAATAGAGTTATTTAATTGTGTTATAGAACTTTCCGCTGTACTCACTCTACTAGTTAAACTAGTAATCTTCCCATCTACTGTAGATAATTCTGTTTTAGTGCTATAAGTACTCGCTACAGTAGTCTTAAACCCTTCTAGGTTTTGGTTTAAACTTGCATAATTACTTTCTACTGTAGTTACTTTCCCACTAAGAGTATTTAAATTTCCTTCTACTGCATTAGCTTTTGCATCATCTGTATATTTAGAAGCTTTTTCCCAATCTGTAGAAACATAAGCTCCACTTGCTCTAGCTACCTTACATTTCATTATTTCACCAGATGGTCCACCTGTCCAAATATCCCCTATTTTATATGGAGTAGTTGGAGTGGATGTAAATACTTTAGCTTTGCTATCTGCAAGAGAATTAGCACTATTAGCTGTATTCTGTGCATTAGTTAGATTAGTACCTAAATTAGTTATAGAACTTGTGTGGCTCGCTACTGTTGCATTAATTCCATTTACAGTTTGTTTTAAAGTACTATAACTATCTTTTAGTTTAACTGTAGTTCCATTTTCCTCTATTATTGTATCTTTAATTAATGTATCTATTTGACCATTAATAACACCTATAGATGTTGTATTACTTTCCGTTTTACTCTTAGTATCATTAACTGTACTCTTAAGACTATTAAAAGCAACATCTAGTTTTTGTCCAGTAAGGTCTATTGCTACTTTAGAAGCTTGTATTAAGCTTGTATTAGCATCTTTATTAAGTCCAGTTACTAAGCTAGAATAATTAATCTGCTTTTCTCCTACTGCATTTTCTGCAATCATCTTTTCTTTTATTAAATCATCTGCAATAGCTTTTTCTTTTATTCCAGTATGGTCTATAAGTGTTGTAGTACCATCTTCTCCACGCAAAATAAAGTTAAAATTTCCTTGGGTATCTTGCCCCATTTGAATCCTAACTTTACTATTCTTATCTTTAAATTGTTGTGTAGCTCCTACAATTTCTATTCCACCATTATCCGATGCAATCTTAAACTTATTAGTAGATATTGTACTTGCTTTTAAATCCTCTACACTTATACTCTTTGCTATTACATCCTTTATTAATGCATTAGAAATTGTAACATTATCAGTTGTAAGGTTTAAAAACTGTCCGTTTTCTCCTGTTACAAATTTACTTAAGAGTGTTTGTAGGTCTAACGTTCCACCTGTTGCTACATCAAATTTTATATTTCCTGCTATTAAATCAGTTATTTCAGCTTTATTTGCTTGTAAATTAGTAATCTTAGCATTAACTGCATTAAGTTCTGTTATATTAGCCTTAGTTGCTTCAAGTGTTCCTATTCTTGCTACTGCTGCATTTAAACTATTTATATCAGCTTTATCTATTGTTAGATTCTTTACAGCCACTTTAATAGCTTCTTGTGATATAGTTCCATTATCTTCTGTTATATTACTTACTGTGTCTGCTGTATCTTGAAAATCTTTTTGTATATCAATAAAATCTAACGTAGTATTAGCAATCTCACATGAATTACGCTCTGGTTCATCTGGATACTCTACAATTTTTACAATACGTTGTTTCTCTCTTATTTTCTTGTCTTTAGATATAAGAGTTATAGTATCCCCTAGTTTATAGTCTAATATATTTTTATACTTAGAATTTAGATTGGCTAAGTCAATTACATCAGCACTATAAGACTTTCTAGGTTTAGATAATTCTTGTAGCTTTGCTGTTGCATCTTCTCTTAAATTTTCTAGAACTGTATATCTCTCATCTTTCCATATTAAAGTTTTTACTTTATTGGAGTATTGAAAGTTTTCTACTTCTACCTTTATATTTTCTTTGCCAATAGCGATTATTTTTGTATAGAAGTCATAGGAGTTACTTTCTATATCTAAAGCTTTTAAATTAACTTGATCTGAAAAATAAACACCCTTATCCTGCCCTAGTTTTTCATATACTTTTACCACTTTATTTAAAGTATCAAATTCTATTTCTACTCTATAAATCTTTTTAGCTTCTTGTATCAACTCCCAACTACTGCAATTAGTTTTTCTTAAAGTTCTCTTTTTAATAATATTGTTTACTTGCACTGTCCACCCTGTACCAGCACAAGCTAGGTTAAGACAATTCTCTATTGTTTGTTCGGTAGTATTAAAATGTTCCCACGCCTTACCCTCTAGATCTTCTACATTCATCTGCGCTTTAATAGAAGTCCATTCTCCGCGGTCTGCTATTTCCTTAATAACAAATTCATCAGTCTTACTTCTTATATATCCTTCCTCTACTATTCCATCTATAAATTTAGAAGGATATAAAAAAGAAAGTGTCTTATCTCCAGTTTTAAGAACACTTTCTATACAAAAATCTTTATATTTAGTTAACCCCTTTAATTTGTTTTTATTCTTATCATATAGTTGTAACATTATTCCCCTCCTTTCTTAGAAGTTTATAGAATGCTACTTAAGCAAAAACTCAATACTTGTTAATTCAGCTGTAGTTAATTCTATATTAGAATTTAAAAGAAGGTCTAAAGATATATCATAAGTTTCTATTTCATTTTCTATACTCTGCAATTCTCGTATATCTTTATTAAAATTCTCAACATCTTTAATTAGAAAGTTATTATTTTCTATTTTTACTTTCCCATCTTTGTCTTTCTCTCCATACTTATCAATTAATACTGCTCTTTCCTCTTCGTATATCTTAATTTCTCTTGAAATAATTTCTATATTCTTTTTAATACCATAAGATATTTTTACAGGTAATTTATATCTTGCTAATGTCCCTAAAGTATTTAATCCATTTAACATTTCAAAATTAGTAATTTTGATTTTACTCATTTATAGTTCCTCCTAATGCTTCATACTCTTTATTTAGTACCTTTTCTATAAATTCATTTACTCCTTCTTTGCAAGTAATAAAATTAGCTTTAAATCCCTCTTTATCTAAAATACTAACAGTGAGATTAGGATAATCTCCACCTATGCTACCTACCATATTTATTATTTGTTTGTTTTCTATTGTTACAGTTCCACTTATAGTAATATTTTCAGTTATATTTAGCATTGCTTCTCCTCCTTGTATCCATTAATATTTATCTCACCTTTAATAGTAAGTCCATTACTATCAAAACTTGCTATAGGTTCTGTACTAGCTAAACATATTTTCTCAGCTATAATTGTTCCTATTTCTTTACCATCAATATTAAAATTAATCTTTTTACTAGTATTAAGAGTTTCTAATTCTGATACTCTTTCCTTAAGATTAACTACTTCTCCCTTTAACACTTCAATCATATTTAATAATGTCTTTTTTCTTATAAACATACCTACTCCTCCTAATTAAAAAAATGTATTCAATTTGAACACATTAGATATATCTTGGTTTATATTTTATTGTTATATCTACATTGTTTTTGCTTACTGTAATAGTATTAGCTCCTGGCTTTAATCTTGGGAATCCCCACATATCAGTATCTCCATATTTATTAATACCATCTACTGTTACTGTTCCTTCTTCTCCATTTACTATAAGCTTTTTATTAGCTTTTAGATTCTTTAAGATTATAGCTTCTTCATCCAATCCATTAATAGTTAAGTCTATTAAGTCTATAGAAGGTGTTACTTCTAATATTACTGGAGTTTCTAAATTACCAGAAACATTTATAGTTTTACTAGTGATCCTATTAATCATTTCTGTTACTTGAGTCTTTTCAACAATAACAAACATTTGTATATCAACTGTTTCATTGCCTTTCATAATATATTTATAGTTTGGTTCTTTGACAATAAACCCTCGATAGAAATACTCTATATCATCGAATTTTATAGTAGCATTCTCAAATTGTTTTATTAAATTACCTTTCATAGTTTCAAGCTCATTAGCATCACTGCATATAATATCTAATGTTATATTTAATACCTTAAATTTATTCTTTCCTTTTTTATAAAATATAGGATTAAGATTATTAGTACCCCAATAATTAAATATGTCAACTTCTGCGCTACTAATATTTCTACTCATTAATTTTGCTTTAAAATTCTTTATATTTATATTATTTACTAGCACTACCTCACCCTCTTTCCAGCTAAAGCTAATTTACCATTAACTACTTTATATACTGATTCCCCTATACTTTGTCCATCTATTTCATTTTTTAATATAAATACACTGCCCCCTGGAATACCTTCAGAACTATTTTTACTATTTCCATTACTAATATCATTTTTTGTTACAACTCTAGCAGTAGTCATAGCGGTTTCATAATCTACTGTTCCTTTCATTTTAGCAACTAAATCACTCATATTAGAATCAATATCTTTCTCTAGATTAGGAGTTTCTATATCAATTCCAACTCCAATACCTTTAACGATATTCGTACCTATTAAATCTCTCATAATCCTAGAAGGTGAATGTATTCCGAAGAAACCTTTTATACTGCTTATAACACTATCTGCAAAACCACCTATTAAGTTTAATATCCACCCAGTCATATTTGAAATACCATTCCAAATACCTTTGATAAGATTAGATCCTATACTTGCTGCTTCATTCCAACCTAGAATATTTTTAATACCTTGTAAAGCACTTATAGCAACATTTCTAGCAGCTTGAACGAGATTCCCTAAAGAACTACTTATCCCATTACCAATCCAACTGATAAGATTTTTACCTATATTACCTCCAGCCGAAAAAATATTCTTTATTCCGCTTATAACATTTTCCGCAGTAAAACTGGCAATAGTTTTTATATTAGATACCATTGAAGCTATACCTTTTCCTATATTGGCAATAAGATTGGAGCCTATTTCCCACCAATTAAATAAAGTAAATACATTAACTATTGCCATTATGATTTGAGGTATGTTAGCTATTAAAGTAGGAATGCTATCTATCAAGCCTTTTATAAGCATTAATAATATATCTACACCTGCTTTTAAAATCTGAGGTAATGCACTATATATGGCATTAGAAAATTCATTAATTATTCTTGGTACCTCACTAATCAATGTAGGTAATGCGGTTACTAATCCTTCTACTAAAGCTAATATAATATCTATTGCAACATCTAGAATTAAAGGTAAATTTTCTATTATCATATCGCACATAGAAATTACTAGATTAACTAAAGTAGGTATTAATGTAGGTAAATTCTCTGCTATCCCTTGTCCTAAAGTTATTAATGCTTGTAAGCCTACTTCTAATAACATTGGCATTACCTCTATAACACCATTAACTAAGGACATCATTATATCTAAAGCTGTATTTATTAAAGATGGTAATCCTTCTTGTATTCCGCTTATTAGGTTTTTAACTATATCAATACCACTATTCAACAACTCAGGTAAAATGTTATTTATTAGTAAAGGTAATTCTTGTACTAAACTATTAAATAATTTTGTAATTCCGCCTATAGCTATTTTTATTCTAGGTAATATATTCCCCCCGAAAGTTTGTAAGCTATAAACTAAATCATTTACTAAGTCATCAAAATTTTCCGTATCACTAGCCATTCCTGTTAATATATTAGACCAAGCAGATTTAAGCATATTAAAACTTCCGCTAATTGTAGTTGCAGCTTCTTTTGCCGTTGTACCTGTAATTCCCATTTCATTCTGAATAACATGAATTGCTTCTATAATATCACTGAAATTACTTATATTGTATTTAACACCACTTATCTTCTCAGCTTCTACTAATAATCGCTGCATTTCTTCTTTAGTTCCACCAAAACCTAGTTTCAAGTTGTCTAACATAGTATAATTCTGTTTAGCAAATCCCTGATAAGCATTTTGTATCATTTCCATACTAGTGCCCATTTTATTAGCATTATCCGACATATCAAGAATAGCTTGGTGTCCTATTCGTGCTGCTTTTTCTGTATCACCGCCAAGCCCTTGTAATAATGAAGCCGAAAACCCGGTAATAGTATTCATATACTCATTTGCATTTAAACCTGCTGTTTCAAAAGCGTTAGCTGCATATCTTTGTACTAATTTACTACTATCTTTAAATAATGTTTCAACACCGCCTACTAACTGCTCAAATTCAGCGTATTGTTTTACCGATATTCCTGCCAAAGCTCCAACCGCAGCACTAGCAGCAGTAACTAATCCTGTTATTGCAACTGCTCCCGTTTTTGTTAAACTTCCTAATTTGCTGCTTAAACCTTTTATATCTTTTTCGGCTCCGATGCTATCTACCTGGGTATCTATAATTATCCTTCCATCAGCCATTACATTTCTCACCTACTTTGTTTTTAACACTAAAAAAGCACTTAGTTAAAAACTAAATGCTTGATAATTATTACTATATTAAATAAAAAATTTGTATATCCTATACCCGCCATAAATCCTGTAACAAATCTTCGGATATTATTAGATTTTATTATTTTCATTAATTGTATTAGTCCATCAATAGCCATTGGTATAATTAATACCAAAGACCATAAAAGATTAATTCTAAAATCTAAAGCAATGCATATAAGGCCAATTATTTGTCCCACCAAAATCCCAGTACATCTAGCACATACAGGAAATTGATATCCCTTATAAGAGAAGCTTCTTTCATGCATTTGATGACAAGTGTACCCGCCTATTCTCATAAGTGTTGTCCATAATTTTAATTGTTTATTTAAATTTCTCTCCACAATCTACACACATCCTATATGCACTATGACTTGTTTTGCTTTTCCCCATTCCACACATTCCACACAATAATCCTATAGGACCAAAACATATCGCTCCTAAACATCCTTTTCCAGCTCCGAACCCCTTTGTTTCTGTTGTAGAATCGTTTATTATTTGTACGTTATTGCTGCCACATTTAGGACATCCTTTTTCGTTTCCCATTGTATCTCCCCCTCAAACAGTTAAAATATATTTATATAATACCATTTTTGAGGTTAATTTACAATTTTTATTAATATTTTTACAATAGATTATTTACATTTTTCCCAATAAGTAAAGCTTCGGTTATTTCATCTAGTTTTTCTCTTTCATCTTTAGATATAGGTATTTCGTACAGTTTTCGCATTTTGTTATAATATACTTTTTGTTCCTTATCCTTAATTTTAGATATGTCCATACTCCTGTAACCCATAATTTTAACAATCTCATTATCCTCTTTAAGACTCTTAAACATAGCTTTAAATTTCCACCAATGTAAATACTCTATATCCTGTAAATCTATATTATATTGGTCCATAAATGCAGCATATATATAATCATCATCATGTTCAAAACTATAAATTTGAGTGACGCTCTTACCTTTACCATTTCCTTTAGATGATGTTATTTCTTTACCGCACCTATAAAACCATAACATTTGCTCTATTGCTTCATTGATGTTTTCCGGTATAACTGGATAATAAAGTTCTAAAGCTGTTATAATTTTATCTTCTGCTCCTATAGAACTATCTTGCATTAATAATTCAAATAAAATAGAAGTACGAAAATCACTATTAATCTCGTAATTCTTATTATCAATTTCTACTGCAATAGGTAGTAAATCAACTAGTATATTCATTATTTTTTAGCACGTCTTTGAGCTCTGTTAGGAGAATATTTATGAGCTATTTTTTCAATTTCTACTCTTTGTTCATTTGCTTGGTCAACCAATTCGCTAAAGGCTTTTAAGCATATTTTTAAATTAACTCTATTCCCAAATACCTTTTTATCAGTTCCTTCTCCAAACATAGTATTAAATACGTTAAAAATAGTTTCACATTGAGTTTTAACAACTTGTGTCATACTCATATTCTTATTATTTTCTTCTACTTTTTTTAACTCCTCCATGGACTTATCATATTTTTCTGCCACTTCTAAATCATAGAAATCTATATCTTCTAACTCAACACCGTTAATTATCATTTAAATACCTCCTATACCACCTTTGGTGTAAAACCTTCTGCAAATTCCTTACTTGCTAAAGTAAATGTACCTTCAACCGGATCACTTTGACCTAAGAAATTACCGCTAATTCCCAGTTCACCATCATTATCATCAAAGCTATCTACCGCAATAGCAACTTTGAATTTTCTCGCTCTAAAAGTTCCCTCTGCAGTTCCTTGTTTATCTAAATCAACTATAAGATATTCTGTTTCAGTATCAGCACCAGTTTTTTGCATTTCTCCAATCTCTCTAATAAATTCTATTGCCTTTTCACTATTAATTTGATCAGTATTAAAACTTGTCCCCCACTCATAACCTGTTACACTTTGACTAGAACTTGATTGATTTATATACCTCTTAGAAGTTGTTTGAGCTGAAGGACTTTCATTTAGTTCAGTAAATCCTGCTCCTAATAGTTCAAAAGCTTCTTTGACTTTTAAGTAGTTAGCTTGTACTTTTCTTTTTCTAATAGCCATTTAATTCATTCCTTTCTCTTTAAATATTTCAATCTTAATTGTATCTGGAATTGCGCAGTATCTTCTGTTACTGCAAAAGCATATCCAGTACTTGTGACCTCTATGGATAAAGGTTCTAATCCATTATCAAGTAACGGAAATATCTCATTATCATTATTATTTTCTATCCAATCCGCAAACTTTTCATAAAACCCACTATTATCTATATTTTGAAATACATCAATCCCATAAGGCTCTCTAGAAGTAAATATAAAAGCATATTGTCTTATACTATCACCATTAACATATTTTCTTACTATTGGATTTATAGGAACTTCTTCTATAGAATAAGTATCTGGATTACCTTCTAAGTAATTCACATTAACTTTTATAGCATTATTGAAGGTATCTAAATGAGGACAATTTCTAATATAATTTCTCAAAGCATCTATTATCATTTAGCTCTACCTCCTACAAATTGCGCTATAGATTTTACTACATCATTACCTCTATCATTCCACATACGCTTATCCCAAAACTTACCTCTAAGTCCCCCTACAGAGTTACCTTCTTTTCCTAACCCTTTATTAGTGTAATATTGTTTTTTAGCATAATCAGAATTATATATAACCTTATCTTTGTTTATCTCAACTCTAATATCTTTAAGACCACCATGGTCATAAGGGACATAATTATTCATCCATTTAGCACATTCCTTAGTGAATTTTTCTTGTGCTTGACCATCTTTATTAAGGTATCTTTTTAAAAGAATTTTCCCTGTATCATCCATTTTTATTCTTACATTAGTGGCCATTCTATACACCTTCTATCTCAAAGTGATCAGATAATAGATTTACAGATTTTATATTTATAACATCATCAAACTCATTTTCTAAATCAGCAATTCTAAAAGGTTTTACTCCTGTTACCTCGAAATCAACTTCACCTTTAACTATCTTGTCACCATTACTATCAAAAGTGAAATATTTATGTCTTTCTTCATCAGATAATTTGTTAAATCTTTTAGGACTTACGTAATTATTTAACTTATCTATAAAAATAAGAGTACTATCAGCCAGTAGTAATCCCTTATCCGATACAGTACCATTCCTTTTACCTTGCCAATTAACGCCTTTTATTACTGTTCTCTGATATTTATCAACTCCGCTACTAGCATCCGTATATCTATTGTATATAGTTATATCTGCATTTTTAAATAAAACTCCCATTACATCACCTCTAATACATTTTTACATATCTAGCAGGTAATAAAGCTTTTACATCATCAGTTATAGTCCATGCCTTTATATCGGAATCAAAAGTAATACTTTGATTGCCTTCACTCTTTGATTTTATTCCTACAGATTTAGTTGAATTAAGTTTATTTGCATTTTCTATTAATTGATCTATAGCCAAAGCATAATTTTTCTTTATATATTCATCACTTAGATTTCTATTTAAATAATTCTTTATTACTAAAATTGCTTTAGCTTCATTTTTCTCCTCTAAAGTCAAAAATCAACCCTCCTCATAAATTAAGAGAGAGTACCTAAGTACTCTCCTATTGATTATTCATAAATCCTTTTTCTTTTAAATCTGCAATTAAGTTATTAAATGCAGTTACTATTGTAGCAGCATCTGCCCCACCATCTAGAGCATCTACTTTGTTCAACTTATTAATTACTGCATCTGCACCTTTGGGACCTTGAGGCCCCGTTTCTCCTCTATCTCCTTTTGGTCCCACTGGGCCTTGTTCTCCTGTTTCCCCTTTAGCACCTGCTGGACCTTGAGGCCCAGGAGTAAGTTCTATATTATAAATTCCTTCCTCAATATGCTCCATTTTTTCTTTAGTTATAATATCGCCATTATTCCATATTTGCTTTTGATAAGCCATTGTCATTCCCCTCTTCCTATTCTTTACCTACTTTTGCTTTGCCTACCCTAGCTTTACCAACTTTAGATGTCTCTAGGGCGGGATTAGGGTAAAGTAATAGTTCCTATTCCTAATTCTTCTCCATGTGGAAGTGTTGGTAATGCAGTAGCAACAGCTTTGGTAAATTCTCCAACTGGATCTATAGAAGTATACGTTCCAACGAATATCTTATTATCTAATATTTCAGCAGATTCCATCTTACCATCACCAATTAACTTAACTTCTTCAGCGGTTAACCCATAAATAGTTTCGCCTAGAGTTTCATCACCAAACATAGCAATTACATTTTCAGGGAAGTATCTTGCAGTCGCAAAGCCTTTAGCAGTTTCCTTTTTATATTTTCCTTCATAAACTACAATTTGTGGTAAATCCAATTGAGCTAATAATTCATTTAAAGCAGCTAAAGTAACAATTTTATCACTATTAACTCCATAAATAGCCTTTCTTACACTAACGCAATTGCAAATAGTTTTAACAACTTTTCTAGATGTCAATGCTCTAGTTGGTCTTGATCCACTTTCAGCTTCCACCGCATCAGCTAATGTAGCTAAATCATCTAATGGAGTGTCACTATCTGGTGTGTTCCATGTAAATGTCTTTTTGTTTCCAGATGGAACTTTATAGTCAATTGTTACTTTCACTTTATTTTCATTAATAGCAATTTTACCTGTAGATAATAGTTCCATTCTCATTGCTTCAACTCTAACTTTAACTGAATCAGTCATTTTTTCGGCATCATTATAAAGTTGAGATAAAACAAAAGCTAACTCTGAATCAGTTCTTGGATTATTTATCTTTATGATTTCTTTTTCTGCTATTTTAATTTTTCTCTTTATAAGAGCTAAGCTTGCTACACCTTTTTCAATTGCTTCTCTTGAAGCTAATTGTGTTTCAGTATCAAAAGCATGAACTTCTGCACTTACAGGAAGTCCTCCTGAACCTAGAATCATATCAAACTCTATATCTTGTATTTTTTTTTCTGGGAAAAGTGATTCTCCTAACATAGGAGCAACCTTTCTTTCTTTAAAATAATTAACTAATTCATTAGTATTAAAAACTTCTTCTAATCTTGGCATATTATTTCACCTTCCTATCTAAATTTTATATTTGGTAATTTTTCTTTAACTAAACCTTTAGCTGTAGGAGTATATCCATCTAGAACTCTATCTTCTCTTAAATAACCTTCTACAATAAGACTACATGGCATATCTCCGTTTGTTACATCAACCGTTTGATAAAGTACTCCAACAGGTGTTCCTGGAAAAGTATCTTCACTACTTTTAACTACAGCTCCTGAAGCATCTATAAAAGCACCTGCTTTTACAATTTTCTTTCCTTCAGCATTAGCATCAACCCCAGCTGATGCAACTGTTGCTGAAAAAGTTACTAAATTCTTTTCAGTAACCAAAATTTCCATATCATTTTCATAATTTATCTTTTTAAAATACATAAATACTCCTCCTTATTTATCGCCCCAAGGATTACTTGGAGCACTTGATTTTGAATTGTTTTGAGCTGCAATAGAAGCTCCAATACTAATTGTTTTTCCATCTGCTCCTTTACCTGGTATATAACTAGATTGTTTCATTTTCTCAGTAGCTATTGCTTCAAGACCTTTAGACCAATCATCAGCTATAGAATCTATAACTTCTTTAGTTTTATCAAAATCTTCACCTAAGCACTTTTCAACTACACTGGCAGGTAATTTTTTATCTGCTGCATATTTTATAGCCTGAGTTAATAGGTCTTTTCTCGCATTAGCTTGTCTTTCTTTTTCTAATTCCTTTTCTAGTTCTAGCACCTTCTTTTGTACTGGATCCGTAACCAAATCTGGATACTTATCCTTAATAAAAGGTTCAAGCTCCTTTTCTAAGTTATTCTCTTTCCAAGTTTTTAAAGCCTTACTATGATACTTGTCATTTTCGCTATCAATAAAAGCTTTAAAGTCTTTATCATTCTTTAATTTTTCCTTAAAGGCCTCTAAGGTAAGTCCACTAGCTTGTAGTGACTTAGCTAAATCACTATTTTCTAGTAATGAATCTATATTTTCATCATCACCAGCTTTTTCTATTAATTTTAATAATTCTTTCTTTAACATATATCCTCCTTATCCCACAAACCTCTATGAGCCTTGTGACACAAAATTATTTAACTTAGTAATGTATTTATACCCCTTGTACACATAAAGCACACAAGACGATTTAAGAGCAAAATTAAAAGCCTTAGTTTCCTAAGACTTAGAATTTATTACTAATATAGGCTTATTTGAAATTGATTCTAATTCATCAAGATTAATTAACAAATGACCTTCTATTGATATAAAATCTCTACCTAATTCATTTCATCAATAACGCGATCACATATATCACTATCATCTGTCAGAAATATATGAGTATCGCCACTTTTCATTCTCACTACTACTTCAAATCGTTCCATTTATATATCCTCTCCTTATTCCTCGATTGTGTAGAAACAGCGACAACAAGGGTGCCTTGGCGTTTCTAACTTATCTTTAATATCGAATACTTTATCGTGATATTTCCCACAATCATCACATAACTTACTATCTAAAGTTGCATTATATCTAACTTTCTTAACTCCTGTTTCCTCACAATACCTATCAAAGGCATTACTTGAAACCCTAGAAACTTCTGTCTCTACTAACCTTTTTGAATTATAAGCACTAGCATTAAATGTTTTCTCAATATCTTTTCTAATTTGATTTACATTTACCTTTCCTTTAAGGAAATCTTTCACTTTTTTATCTAAGTGATTAGCAACCTCTTTTTCGTTGCTCCAAATTCTTTCTGAAAAATGTTTTCCTTTAAAATTATCTTCTATAATCTTCTTTATATCTTTAAATCCTTTATTATAGTTATAAAAGCTAAAAGTTTCCTTGACTACAGTTGATAACAGTTCCTCTATTATTTTTTCTTGAGAAGCCGCTTCACCTTTTGATATATCAATTATTAATTTAGACATTTTTTTGTATTCTTTTTCAATAGTTGCACTATCCATAACCATAACATCATTTGCAATAGTATAAGTTAATAAAATATTAGCTACTTCTTGTAAAAGCACATCTCTATTAAGTCTTTTATGCCTATATATTATTTTCAACTGTTTTTCCGCTAGTTTATAAAGACTTTCAATAAACAATTCTTCTTTAGTCATTTTCATCACCAAAATTATTTAAATCCACCGGAATTTCTTCATCTATTTCTTTCTTTACTTTTTCAGCTTCAGCTACTTTATTATTTACAAAACTAAACAATCCTCTAGCAGTATCTTTGGAAATAATCCTCTCTGGAATTTGAGCTAACATTTGAGCAGTTGCTAAATCATCACTTGGAATATTAGGAGTATATAAAGCTTTAACGTCTTTATAGTCATACATTTTGTTTTTCTTCAAGTCTAGATAGATGAATAAAAACCTAATTCTATTTTTGACTATGTTTTTATGTGCTTTTATTTCTAATCCACATTTGTTTTCTAATACAATAAGTCTGGACCTTAATGTAATTCCACTAAGATTGCTTTGTAACTTTTCGTTGTGATTTATATGACAAGCTATTTCATACATTGTATCGTGATATCTATCTAAAGTATTTTGAATAAAAGTATCATTTATATTTTTAATTAACCATTGAGCATCACCATTACTAGACTCTGGAAATTGAATTACTCCTAGCTTTTTCATATCACCAACTTCTTTTGGATCAATCTGTGCATTTTTAAATAGTAAATAAGCATTTCTAAAATCACTTATTTCATTCCCGATATCAGATAAATTAGTTTCAAATGCATCTTGTAGCCCCTTCATATCTTTGTATAAACTATCGTCTATATTTTCATCAGTAAGCTCCCCTATAGTTACTGGAACTTCTCCAAATATATTAGTTGTAGGAGAAGCAATTTCATTAAACTTAGCATCAAAGTGATAAATTAAATTATCTGTATAAACATCAACGTAAGTAGTTGTGTTATCGAAATCATTTTTGAATGCATGAATAAAAAACAAAATCTTACCAGAAGCTTTATCATAATAAGCATATCCATCAGTAGGTTTTATTATCTTCGAACAAAAATCAGCTTTATCATCAATATAATAAAGTTCATATACTTTAGTAAAAATAAGAAGATATTTCATAACATCAGTATCATGCAACTCATTCCAATGAGCTGTATAGTACTCAATATCCTTTACCACGCTTTCATTATCATTTCTAGATTCATAAGTAATATCATTCCCAAGGGTGTAAGCTACTTCTTCTTTTATGAATTTTTTAATATAATTAACATTAATTTTTAGATTAGATCTTTCTGTTATAAAAAGATATTTTTTTATTGCATCAGTATCGCCTTTATAGTATTGATACATCTTCGTATAAATATTTTTAAAAACATAATATGAACCATAAACTTTTTTAACCAACGCTAAATGTTCTGGATTATTAAGATTTAGTCCAATTTCTTTTTTAAATATTTTTTTTATAATATCACTAATTTTCAAATCATCACCTCCTATAATCCTAATAATCTTCTATCTAATAATTGTATTTTATTGCTAACTGTTCCAACGTCAGTAGAAACTCCGTATCTTAAAGCATCTAAACCATGGTTATATTTATCAATAGGAACATTCACATATTCCCCATTTTTTTCTTTCTTCCAAGTGTAATTCTTAAGTTCCTCTTGTATACATACACATTTAGGATGAACTATAATCTCAAATTGCTGCAATAAATTAATACCATTAATAATAGAATCTCTACCCTTAACAGCCCCTTTAACTCTATCAAGTCCATTTCTTCTTAATTCCTCGATAGATTTAGGTTCAGCGCTATCACAAATAATAATTTCCTTCCTGAATCCCATATCTATAATCTTTTGTGCTATTTCATCATTTAAAAGTCCTTTTTCTTGGAATTCATCAAATATCCATAGCTTTTTATTTATTTTATCTATTACAGAACATACAAAAGCAGTTGGATCATTAGTAAAACCAAAGTCTAAACTAAATATTGCTTTGCTACCTTTGACAGTTCTTAAAATTTCTCTATAATCAAACTCTTTGACATTCCAATTTGTGTATATGAGTTTATCAAGTGTAGCAAATTCACCTAAAGCATAAATTCTGTAATATGCTTGATTAGTTCTTTCCATATCTAGTAAGTTATCTATGTATTCTTTAGGCAAAAACTTATTGTCTTTATAAGTAGTATGAAGAATAACTGTATTATCTTTATTATAAGCAGCACCTTCTTTAAACCACCTCTTATAAACCCAATTTTCTTTACTTACTGGATTAAACATACAATGCACTTGGTTATATGGATTCCTGGATCTAAGCCTTAAACTCAACTGGTCAAAGTCAAATTCATCAATTTCAGTACATTCTTCAACAATAATATCATCAATATTTGCAATAGATTTTATTTTTTCTGGGTCATCCATCCCTTTAAATATAAAATGACTTCCATTAGGCAGCTCAATAGTTAAATCAGTTTTATTTATTTTACATTGCTCGTATAGTTGCCAGTCACTAAGAATACTTTTAACTAAAGCAAAACATGAATCTCTTAATGTATTACTTACTTTTCTTACAACTAAGCATTTTCTATTACCATACTTTAAATATTTCAATACCATCTTTTGAAATACGAAGTGAGATTTACCACTACCAGCACCACCAAAAAACACATTAAATCTACTATCATAGTTTTCTAATTGCGGTAAATAAACATCGTTAAAACATTTCTTAGATATCTTGAATTTTGTATTACCCATAGTGATAAATCACCTCCTTTTTAGCAAAATAAAAAGAACCCTCATTATTGAGAGCTCTTAATCTTATTTAAATAAATCAAATATACTAAAAGTAGTCTTTTTATAGACTTTATTATATGCAGCTTTCTTTGGGTCTTTTAACCATCCGGAGCCTTTCTTTCCATAGCCAGGTATAACAGCTTTTTTAAGCGCTCTTTTAGCTTTACCAGTAGTTCTAGCCTTAATACTTTTCTTTAGTGAAGGTTTTCTCATTCCTATTTTCATACCATAAACACCCCTTATTATATTAAGACTATTATACCATTAATTCATGATACGTTGAACTCGGCCCTTTGTTTTGAAAAAATATTTTTTGTAACCGTAAAGGCCTGGAGCAATTATATTTTAGAATGTACCCCCACTCTTTAGAGAGTAGAGTTCCTATAGAGAATTATTTCGCTAAATCCAGTTTTCACGAACTAACTTCAAACCACCTATTTAAGCCATTTATAAGATACAAAATTTATGTTTTTAGTTTACTATTAATAAACTTTTAATAATAAAACTATTATTTCGCACGTACTAATACGAAATCAATTGAATATTACCTTTATTCGCATTGATATAATGTAATTATACTACTAATCTTCTAAGGTTACTTCTATAGTCTTATTAGTCTGCTCTACTTCCTGCTTATCTACCCACTTATAATTGTTTTTAAGGGTAAATATAGCTCCTACAGCGCTATTCTTGTTAAATAAAGCCTGTTCATACTCTGATTCTACCCTTTGCTTAGCTCTTTTTATCGAGCTTATCAACCTCACTTTCACATCATAATCTAACTTATCATAGCTCGGATTATCTAAACTATTCTCATAATGTAATAAAGTCAATCTATCAGTATCTAAATGAACAGCTAAACCAGTTACAGTTGGTATTTTTTTATTCTTCTCACACCATATGAAGTAATCTTCTATTTGTTCATCCAGTTTATCCGGATCTGTAAATTTGAAAGGTCGTCCTCCTTTATTAACCTCACTCACTACTAACGCCTCCTTATATAATAAAAAGGTTTCATTTTCAACATACAATTACACCTTATATATATAATATATAGCATGTAATTACCCCTCAAAAACGACACCCTTTTGATATTCATCTATTATTTTTCTAGTGTACTCATAAATCTCATTTCGATTTACCTTGTACTTTTTAATCTTAAAACAATGCTTATTCTCTATCATGCTTATTATTACCGCAATATCTCCACTGGTTAGCTGAAATTCTGTAAGGGATATTTCTCCCCTGATATATTTCATTCTTAAATCAGCGAAGGCCTTCAGATAAACTTTATTTTTCCAGAAGGATTTATATTCCTCCTTGCTTATCTCTGTGATCTGATTGCTATTTCTATCTATCTTAAAATAGTAAAAGCCATCCTTTGATAATATTCTTTTATCCTGCAATGTATTATCCCACTTAATTACTGTCTTTTCTGCGACCTTAGATTCTTCCGCTATCTCTTTTATTGTCTTAGGTACTTCTATGGTCCTTATATTAAAATAATTAATGAATTTATCAGTTCTATTAGTGTTATACATGCTACCGATTTTCTTCTTTAGCTCTGAGTTATTCTTCTTAATAACATAAATATATTTATTTTTAACCTTATATTTATCTATTAATTCATAACCACATTTACTCAACCTATATTCTAGATTATCTCTTTTTTCTACTAGCTTGAGTGCATTAATACTTATACCTAATATGTCTTTTAATTTATTCCTATCACATTTAATAATAGTTTCATCTTTCATATTCCATCAAGCACCATTATACACACTCCTTTCATTTGCACGATATCAGAATTATTTCTGCCTTAAGGCACCTTTTCTACGCTCATATCTTCTTTCCTTCATGCAGCTCTCTAAGTCCTGGTATGGCAATAAAGATAGTTCGATTTCTTCACATACCTTACTATCACATTTAGGATTAAAAAACATACATGCACATTTTAGATCTTGTCCTTCCCATTTGCTTAAGAATACATAATCTTTCTTTTTAACTTTCCCCACCTTTATCACCTCGCTTTATGTATTATTAAACTTCTATTCTTCCATTGTCCAATATGAATTCTTAGTTCTTTTAACAGCCTTATTCTTTTGCTTTCTTTCTATGTATTCTCTCTTAGTTATTTTTCTCATTTTCTTCGCTCCTTCTATTCGCTTTCATGAATGATTGTAGAAACCAAGTTTGCACTCTATTATTCCTTTTGTTAGTAGAATCAATTGTAATATTACTTATCATTTCATTAAATCTAAACATAATCATTCTCCTTTTTATAAAATAAAAAGAACCCTATACCTAGAGTTCTTTAATCAATTATTCTTTTAATACTTTAGCAAATACAGTTGTTCCTATATCTTTTAATTCATCATATGCTAATTTAAGTAGTGAACTAATCTTAGTATTTTTTTCTGTTCTTTCATATCCGATTTCATTTCCATGGTTTTCTTTCCCGATATTGCTTATATATAATAACCCTTTATCTGTTAAGACTATTCTATCAACCCAAGGCACTCCAAAATTGCCCCTACCATTAAATTTTAATCCACTGATATATCCTTCATTGTCTAATTCCTTTAGTATCCTTATAAATTCTTCTGTTTCTAATTCTAATTCCCTTTGGTTTATTCTTTCATACTCTGTATATTTATCTTTTGTATACTCTTCAAATATACTTAGCAATACATAATCAAAATTTGATATTTCCACATCCTCACCCCCTTTTATTTACAATTCTACATATAATTATAAATTCCTTCAAAAAAGCACCTGTTAAATAGTTATTTTTTCAACTACAACAAGCGCTTTTCTATAAAAGGGTATTGAGAATTTATGAGAGAGATTTTAGTGTATTCTGGATCACCAATGGTTACCACACTCAGCACCTATCCATTAAGCTAATTCCATAATCTCGAAGGTAATCAACTTAACCCACGCCTGCAAACACAAGCCCCAGAAAGATTAAATCTTCCATTTATCTATTCGACTATGTGCCTGTAGGTGAGGACTTACCGCCTGTCAATAGATGTTTTCTTGCTTCACTCGTTTTATACCTTAACCTACGCTAGTATAAAAGTCATAGTTTGCTTATGGAGGAGATAGTAAGAATCGAACTTACATATATAGGTTAACAGCCTATTGTTCTACCATTGAACTATATCTCCATGTTGCACCTACCCAAAGGTAGATGCTTAATATTATATAAATAATTAAAATTATGAGAGAGTCAAACTATACACTTATTTTCATTTACCAACCTTCTGGGCGTGTCCCAAGTTACAACCGGAGCCACTTCTTTATTTATAACTATATCTCCATTAGGAAGAGTTTTATAAATTGAACGATTCTTTAATACAAAAGCTTTATCGCTCATGTATCTATTAGCTTCATAATTTGTAGCTTTTAATTCTTCTTTTCTTTGTAGTACTGCGATTTCATGTTTTAGCTTTAGATTCCCAAAGTTTCTTTGAATACATTTTCTTACTGTTTCTGTATTGGAACTTACTTTCTTAGCTATCTCTACTGCATTATAGCCTTTTAAGTAAAAACTTCTTACTAAATCTTTATCTAACAACTAAAACACCTCCCTTTGGATATAGTTCACCCATACCGTTTGACTGGACATTTCTTATCTTATGTTTATTATATAAATGATTTTAAACATTTACTAGATGACATTTTAACGACATTTTAACGCCCTATCTATACGTTGTACGTGCCTTTCTGTAATGCCTATCATTCTTGCTGTATCTCTTTGAGTATATCCTTTAACTAATCTTAGGTATTTTACCTTATCCTTAGTCCTTTTTAATTTGCTTATATACTCCTTATCCTTTTCTTCATCTGCTTTTACTATTTCTAGTTCTTTTAACAACGCTTCCTTATTCATATTACTCCTCCAAATATCCCTTATTTTTGAATACATCTCTTACAGAATATTTAATAGTGTTATATATCTCGCTTCCCATTGCAGTTTTATCTGTTGGTCTTATTATAGTATCAAATTCACTTTCTAAAGCTTTCAATCTAGCATATAAATTTACTGGATTATATTGTGCTCTATAATTCTGATTCCTTATGTTTTCATCAAAGTTCTTATCCTCTATGAAGATGAAAAACTTAACTCCATATCTATTCATATTAGCGAATTCATATTTAAGTCTGTTATAATCAGTTTTTAATACCTTCTTCAAATATTCTTCACCTAATAAATCAATTATCTCTTGAGTAATCTCATTAATATTTGTCTTATTATCCTTTAAATTCATAGCTAATTCATCTATACAGAATTTACGCTCTATAACTATATCATCAGTAAAATATATATCCCTAGTTTGTCCTTCAAATGATCCGGCTGGTAGATAACAACTATAATCTCCATAATCTAAAGCTTGAAACTCATATTTTTTCTTTTTCTTATCGAACCATGTTGTTATGTGTTCATTGGCTTGCTCCCTTGTATCTACTAGTATCACAATTTTATTCAATATTTCTTTCAACTCTTTTTCCTTGAACTTATATTTCATTTAATTCCTCCTAAACATAAAATTCTTTCATATCATCTAACCTTAAACAAGCTAGTTTACCGCCAAATACGCATCCACAATCTATATAAATCGTTCCTTCTTTATGAAGTATTTTTACATCTTCATATTGTCCTGTTATACTTTGAACTGGAGTATGTCCACATATAATGGTGTAATCTTTATACCTTAGATTTTCATTTATATTACTTCTATCCCATAAGCAACTTTCTTCTTCTTGATACTTTATGAAAGTTTCTAAATCAACATCATTATATCCTTTAAAGAAAGTTACTCCTGCATGAACTAATATAAATTTATCTATAACCTTTATATAAGGTAATATTTTTATATACTTATATATCAATTCTTCTTGTATATATCCTCTTTTCATTATTTGACTATGAGTAGTATTCCCACCATTCATATACCATAAATAAGCACTACCATTTTCAAAATAATCTTCAAATAAACTTTCATGATTTCCTTTTAGCAAATAGATATTTTTATGACCTATTACATAATCTAAGATCCCTAAAGGATTAGGGCCTCTATCAAATATATCTCCTAATATATAAAGCTCATCACTTTCCTTAAAATCTATTAAGTTAAGCATTTCTATAAATTTATCATAGCAACCATGTAAATCTGACATAACATATTTACTCATCTACTTCCTCCTTAGCTACCATACAAGCTACTTTCCAATATGCTTGAAGTAAATCACTATCTATATCCTCATACATTTTAATAATTAAACCAAAATCCTTATTGGAATATACTGTATATGTCTTACCACCAAAAGAAGCATCAACTTTACCACCTGTCTTATCCTCTATAAACTTTCTTAGTTGTCCTTCTGTAAACAGTGGAATTGTATTTATAATATTGCTATTTGCTCTTTTTAAATGCTTTAAATGTCTGTTGAGTGTTGCCCCGCTTACTATTTCTTCCGTTGCTCCCCACTTCTTTTCTGCTCCTTCCCACTTTAGATAAAACAAATCGTATTTATCAAAGTTATACCAATCTAAAAACACCTCTTGTACTTCTTTAGGTTGCTCTTTAAATTGTTCTACTGTTATAAATTCCATGCTATACCTCCTCAACCTCGCACTTAATGCATGAATTTTTAAGAGTTTCTATATCTACTGGCATTGCTATATAAGGAAATGGACAAGTTTTCTTTGAAATAACTTTCCCATCTTTCCATTTATCAGTCATTCGACACTCAGAGAAATCATGCTCTTTTCCCATAAACAAATCGCATTTTAAACAATACTCTTCTACTATTGCTCTCATTCTTATTTGATTTCTTTCAGTATTAAACTTTACACCTTTATATTCTTTTGGATGAACATATTTCATTTTATATCTCCTCCTCTAACAAGTGCTTGTCCTCATATATATTGCCTATGACCTCATAATCATCTAAGCGCCCATCAGTAATAAATGAATCATATAAAAGATATATATTTGAGTTTTCATAACTTCTTACAAAGGCACCATTTTTATAGCTTATAACTGTTTTAATATAGTTATTATATAAAAGAATATCTCCCTCATATATTTCTTTTCCGTTCTTATCTTTAAGTCCTGTATATTGCATTATTTTTGCATTCCAAGCTGTATTTTCAATAGCCTTAGGTTCATCTATTCTAAAATAAATCATTTCATTTCTATCAGCCCATTCATTCCAAGCTCTAAATTTTATTTCTCTCATTCTATCCCTCCTATAGAGTGGACCATATAAGATCCACTCGTAATATGTTTTATTTCTGAATTGTTCATTAATCAACTATCTGTATTTCCTCTAATATAATTTGTTCACTTTCTATATCGTACTCATTGTATTCATAAGAAACCTTTGTCCAATAGTCTATAACTGCTATTGTTTTATTTTTATCTTTATAAATTAATATTGGATATTTTCTGCATATAATTTCACAGTCTTTGTGCCAGTTTTCTATATTTTCTCTGAATTCAGCTATATTATCGCTAAAATCATCTTTATCCACTACCTCAACTTCTTTTAGTGTTTTTCTGATTAAATTATTAAAATATTGAGTTGCTTTATTAATGCTTTTTTTATATTCTATATCTTCTTCAAAGCCCATTTTATACTGGGTATATATTTTATAAATTTTCATTTAATCCCTCCTTAACTTAGCGAATAATATAATCAAATTACTCCTTAAATACATATCCTCTCTCATACATCTTCTTAATATGCTTGTCCAAACCTCTGTATACCATATCCGTCGGTATTCTTAGCATAGACATAACATTTAATTTAGTTTGTACACTATCCCAAAATTCCTCAATTGCATTATCTATGTCATACTTCATTATCGCTTCAAGAAACTCTTCATCTTCCTCGTAGCACTTCCTCATTTCATCAAATAGGTTTGTATCTATTTTCGACTTTTCTATATCCAAAGGTCTTAATATGACTTCCTTCTCACTTGCTCCTCTGAAGAACATTAGAATTAATATGACAACTAATAACCATACCCCTATACCAATTAATAACATCTATCTCACCTCTGCTTTATACACCGCTTCTATTTCTTGCATCTTTAAGTTAAATAGTTCTATCTCTCTTTTCTTATATTCTTCTAGATCTTGTAAGCTATTAAATGTTATCTCTCCTGCTGTAACTTTATTTCCTTCTCTTATATAACTTCCAAACTCTCCTTCTAGTTCTACTTTCATAACTTTTAATTTAGGCATACTCTTATTCTCCTTAACTTCTTCTATTTCCTTTTCTAATTGTCTTCCAACTTCTTTAGCTATTTTCTTAGCATCTTCCTTCTCTATAGCTTTTTTAATGTTCTTGTTATCTTCTAAGATATAAGCAGCTGCATCATCTAACACTTTTTCATCATCTATTTCTCCGAATGTCCTATTAATCATATTCTTAGTAGCTTTAGGAAATTTAAATACAGTTTCCTCTATAACTTCCTTTCTGTTCTTTCCTTGTGCTATTAATCCCTTCATAAATTCTCTAACTTCCATTTGCAACTTAGTCATATCAACATTCTCCTTTTCTAATATTTTTGTTTTCTCTTTTTCGTCTAATATAAATTCTGTCATTAATATCTGTACTTTTCTTATTTCTTCAAATGAACACCCTTCACTTACTAAGACAGATATAAAACTTCCATATATCAAATTTATAGCTTGCTCTGCCTTATCTTTTGTTATCTTATCTATAATTTCATTCATTCTCTTAGTTTCACTAACTGATAGCTTCTTAACAAAATCTTTGTCCTTTTCTATTTCCCTATCCCTTTTTCTTCTTTCTTGCCTATTCATACTCCCTCCTATAGTCTTTCACACCGCTCTTTTAACGGACCATAAAAAGTACCATCTAGTTCTATAATGTAATTGTTCTCATGTTCAAATAAGAAGTTCCATACAGAACCTAAAGTAAATTTACTATTAAGTTCTGTACACTCTTCCTTGAATCTAATAAAACTAAATCCAAGTTGCTCCATCACTTTAGCCATTTGTAGAATTTATTATATACTTCTACATACTCCCATCTATCTTTAAACACGTCATACTTACTTTCTTTATCAGTAATGCATAGCTGAGTTTGTCTTAAAAATTTACTCGGTATAATCAAATACTTTTCATCTTCTATGCATATAAAGACATATATATCACACGTTGGATTGGATTTTTCTAAGTTGAATGAATAGCTACTCCACCCTTTATCGCTGTTATACTTTCTAGCTGTTTTAACATCTATTTTTATATTCTCATTTACTAGTAGATCATAAGGATGTTTATTACTCATTTTTTCAACCTTATATCCTTTATTCTCTAAAATTTCTTTTATCTTTAGTTCACCTTTTAAACCGAGCTTGCTTTCACATTCTTTTGATTCTAGATTTAAATATTGAGAAAAATATTCATAACCTCCATACCTTCTTATTGCATTAGATAAGGTATAATTTCCTGTTACTAAATCACACTCATTTTTACTTGGCATTCTTTTTATATCTAAAACTCTCATTACTTCAAGTATTTCATTTATTATTTTTTCACTACTCCATCTTATTCCACGTGAATAACCCACCTTTCACCATCTCCTTTTGTATAATAGATACTTTTGATTATGGAGAGTACCAACTCCTTAATTAAAAGGCATATCTCCATCATCTACTGGCATCATATCTTCCTCAAAGTTCATTCCCCCAAAGCTATCTTGATTAAAACTATTAGAACCTTGATTATCATTACTCTTACTACTTCCTATAAATTCAAATGAATCTACTACTATATCAGTTGTATATCTCTTAGTTCCATCTTTAGCATCATATGAGCCTGTTCTTATACTTCCTGTTACTGCTAGTTGCCTACCTTTAGTTAAATATTGTGCTATTGTTTCAGCTCTCTTATTAAATGCTATACAGTTTATAAAATCCGTTTCATCTTTCTTAAAAGGTCTTGTTACTGCTAATCTAAATCTACAAATTGCCATCCCTGAATTTGCTTGAAAATTAAGTTCTGGATCAGCGACCATACGCCCAATTAAAACCACCTTATTCATTCTTAGTTTCTCCTTCTGTTTTTTGCTTTCTTTTAAAATCTCTTATTGCTGCTTCTAACTTTTTCTCATAAACTTTCTTAATTTCTTCTTCAATCTTCTTATACTCTTTTGAATGCTCGTGAATTTGAGTTAATTTTTCTTTGATGACTAATATATCGTCATTACTTCTTAAAGCTTGTTGTGGCACGAATTTCAAAGCAGAATCAAAGGTTGTACAATACGCTATGGGTTGCCAATATTCATTCCCTATATTTTCTTTTTTAGTTAATCTACTTTCTTCTACTATTTTCTTAATTTTTACTATATATTGTCTTTCGTCCGATTCTATTAAATAATCTCCGAGTTTAATCTTCACTAGGTAACTCCCCCTTATATAATTTCATCCATTCATCTAATGTCATTGTTACAAGCCATTCTGACCTATCTTTCCTATGAAATACTGCTCCTAGTTCATTCTCTTTCTTATCTGCCCTAGCTTGGCTTATAGCATCATATATATTAAGTCTTTCTACTCTCTTACATTCAATGTGAATACCAGGTAATCCAACTACATCTGCATCACCATTAGCACCACAATATTGTTGTCCTCGTCTTGTTTTATATCCATATTCTTTTAGCTTAGAAGATAATTCTCTTTCTCCCCTAGCTCCTTTTTGTTTGCTATTGGTCATTTAATACTTCCTCCTTAGTAATAGCTAAGTTATCACACCATTCAATGAAAGAATTTATTATAGGAGTTGTATTCCCCTCGTCTGCCCATCCACTAAACCCTATAAATCCATCTTTGTTGAAACTAATGCACTCTCTTCTAGTAAAGTAATGTGAATTTATGAATATATAACATTCTTTTAATCTTCCATGAGTATCATATTTGCTTTTTATTTTTTCACTTAATCTCATTGTATTTACAGAAGTTATTCCATCTTTATTAGCCTTTTTGATATGCTTATTAAGTAGTATTATTAAAGTGCAAATATCCCCTTCTGTTATATCTTTATAATTCAAATTCTTTCTTTTGAAATATTCTCTAGCTTCATTTCTATTCATATTTTCACCTCTTTATTATTATTTGATTTTCAATTGATAATATATAGTTACAGCTATTGCTGAAATAAACATTATATATACCTTATGAGTTTTTAAACTCTACTTTTAGCCAAGCTAACTGACTTCTAAGTATATCTAATTCCTTTTCGTTATATCTTAAGCTATCTCTACATACTGTATAATTAACATCTGCTATATCTCTTTCTAGTCTTAATCTTGCTACTTCTTCATTCCCTCTAGCCATATCTGGTATTATTGTTACTCTATATCCTTCTAGCTTTAATCTAGCCATTTCTTTTTGTAATGCTACTCTGTACTTTTCTTCTGCAGCTGCTTTTTTTAATCCTAAAGATTTATATTCTATATTCCCTTTCTGCATTGCCATTAAGCACTGATTCATTTTATTTATTATTTGTTGAGGATTCATAACTTCCCCTTTCTAGTGCCAAATCTAATTTATCTTGCATTTGACTTACTGGAAATAATTGATATTGTTCTAATATCGGCTCATCTTCCCCCCTTGCATTTTCGTCAAGAACATCTATCCAAAACCTACCATCTTTAGTAAAAACAAAATGTATATTTTCTTTTTTAACCTTCAAGTTACTAGTTATTAAATCTTTTATCTTATCTTCCATTACACATCTTCCTCTATAATCAATTTTCCACCCATACAGGCTCTTATTACTTCTTCCCTAACATATTTATCCTTATGTCTTTCTACTGTCTTTAAAAGGCTATTTAATGGCTTATCTGCTATCTCTAAAACTTCTTTTATTTCTTCTCTAGTTAAATATGGTTTATTCCATAATATTTCTAACCAGTTCTGAAACTCTAATTTTATTTCATTATCAAATTTCTTATTAAAATGTACTCCTACTTTATGATCCCTATGGTGCTTATTACATAGATAGACATGATTTAATTTACAATTCTCTAGCGGCTTACATTCTGACCTATATATTCTATGATGCAATTCAACTCCATAGCTTGTACCACATACTTTACAAAACTTTATTTCTTTAGTCATTTATATACCACTTACCTCTTATTTCTTTTATAGAAAATAATTCTTCGCAGCTGCTACGTTTAATTTTATCTCCAGCAAAATCAATTATTAATACAACATCTTTATCACATCTTTTAAATTTACATCCTTCACAACTTTCTATTTCCTTACCTTCTTCATATGCTTTAAACGCTTCATCAAATTTGTATTCTTTTCTTTGTAATTTAAACTTTTTGCAAAGATTTATTACAAACCCAATTATATTTTTAAATGGTTCTTCATTTAAACTTCCTATACTTATTGTTCCTCTTTTCATTTGTATTTTTAAAAACCCATCATCCCAAACTTCACCCTCTTTTATATTTGCTATAACCTCTTTAAATGTTTTTTCCACTTCGCATTCCTCCTCAAACAATTTCAATTCTTTTTCCTTCCAATATCCCAAACACCTATTCAATTTATAACCAACTAAAGAGTCTACCAATTCTATCTTTTTATATTTTTCTCCGGTAGTCCATCTTTTACCATTAGACTTAATAACCTTATCTCCAACTTTAAATTTTGACATTAACAAATCCTCCTTATCCCTTCATAAATTTCTTTAGTCTATAATTACAATCATCTTTAAACGTTAAGCTAAATCTCTTTCCCGTAGTTTCTAATATCCTTCCTCCTAGTGCTTCATCTAACTCTAAAAGCATATTAGGAGTACATTCAGAACTTATTATTGTTGGAAGATAGTTTAAATATCTATAATTAAGAATTGGATATATATGTTTCAAATCTGTTTCACTTAACTCTGCTGCAATTCTCCCTTTCTTAACTTTATCTTTAAATAGATCATCTATTATTAAAACTTTTGCCCTTGTATATCTACTTAATAATTTTTCGTAATCTTCCTGGTACATAGCTAGTGCTTTAAGCTCTTTTATAACTTCTAAATAAGGCATATAAACAACAGATATTTTCTTCTCTAATAGTGCCTTACCTATCGCTAGAACTATATGTGTCTTTCCTGCTCCTGGTTGTCCAAGTAGTGCAAATCCATTTTCTCTAGTGTCTTTTATTTCATCAAAGTTTCTTATATAATCTGCTGCTTTATCTTTAGCTTTCTTAGTTGAGTCATTATAAGGCTCATATTCTCGAAGCAATTTAATGTCTTTTATTTTTACACCGAAGTTTTCCCATAGCCTACTTAAGTATTCTTCTGTATAGCAGGAGCACCTAGTATATGCTCCATCTTTTTCTATCCAGCTAGTATCTTTGCATTTAGAACACTTATAACTACTCGAAGTTGTATTGGTTCCATTTGTTTTCACTTGGCTTAGTATCCTGTCTAGTGCTTCCATTTGCCCCCTCCTTTAATTCAAATATTCCCTTCCACGAATTCATAATACTTTGTTCTAATATATTTATCCTAACATCGCAATGAATGTCATTAGGAGCTAATTTATCTAGCTTTTTCAACATTAAATTAAGTGCATTGCTAGTCATAGGAGCTTTAATAGCTTTCCTCATTTTTATAAACTCATAAATTGTATTTCTTAACTGTAAATCATTTGTATAATTTTCTATGATTAGATCATATTCCGTTTTCTTTTTTTTATTTCCTACTTCTAATTTAATCTCTTCTAACTCTAATCTATTCTTATCTTCTCTATTCTTATCTAATCTAATCTGTGTCTCCACTTTGGATACAGTTTGTATACATGGTGTATCCACATATTTATAAGCCTTATTTTCCTTTAGAATTAGATGTGCTTTTTCCTCTTTATATACTGTTTCCTTGTACCTATCATTTTGAATATAATTGTGTATTCTCCAATGTTTTATGACACATACACCGCTTTCAAAAGGGATAATAAACTTCTTAGCTATTAGCATTTTTAATTCATCATCACCAGCACCTATCATTCTTTGTATCTTCTTAGGATTATTTACAAATCCATCATCATCAGCTCTCATGCTTAGGTGGAAATATAAAGCTTGGGTAGATAGTGACATATCCAGGAATGCATCACTATCTATTATTGTTTTTGCAAACATTCTTTTCTCTGCCATTACTACCTCCTAAGGTCTCATTAAAAATACTCTCTTCTTAGTATTGTTATTTTTAATAGATAACCCAGTTATATTTTTATTTTCATCATAGGCTATTTTTTCAACTTCAAATTTATCATTGCATTTCCATATATCCTTGCCATTATTGCCCTTGATAGAATACATATTGCAATCATCTTTCTTTACCCAAATAAATGGACTAGTATAAAGCTCTCTACCTATTCCCCAATTAAAACATGCTCTTTTAAAACTATCACTAGCTTGTCCTTTTTCTTTTTCTGTATTACTCTCTGTTCCTGTATCTTCTTTACTTACCCATTGATACTTTTCTTCATCCCATAAACTAACTATGCAATTAGCATTATCTCTTGTATGCTCTCTTTTCCAGTTCATAGGTCCAACTGTTTCATCTAAGATATTCATATCGCAACGAGCATCTTTGTATAGAAGCAATATACAACCTTTTTCAGTAACGCTTTGTACTCTTACATCTATTTCACTTTCCTTTAATGGTCTAAAAACTAACTTCTCCATACTGAACCTCCTAGAATGGTATTATTAATCCTTTTTCTATCTCATACATAAGACTTCTTAACTGCTTGTCTACTCCTTCATAATCCTCATTTTTAAGGTATTCTAGAGTTAATCCAAGCCTAACTATTAATGCAAGCTTATTTTCTTCATCCATGACTACTCCACCTTTACTGTTATAGTTTCAGTTTCTTCTATTCTTACACCAGGAATAATTTCTCCTGTTTCTGTATTTACTCCATCCTTAAATGTTTTCTTAAGTTCTGTTTTATCAACTTCTTCTTTAACTCTTATGCAGCATGATCCATTTTCTTTAAGGTAGTCTAGTAACCCCTTCTCATCATCATAGAACCATTTACTAGACTTCCTAGCTGTAACTTTTCCATATGGTGTAGATAGTTTAAATTTCTTATCCTTTGCTTTTTCAGCTCTATAAAATTCTTCTAGTAAGTAGCTAAAATATTCTTTGTCCTTTGCATATTGTTCTAGTTCTTTTTCTTTCCATGCATTAACTCTATTTATTTCTTCTTCTGCTATAACCTTTATTTCAGCTTCTTTATTTTCTATTGCTCTAAGCTTTCTAAATGCCCATGTAGCACCCTCTAAATTTTCTATTTTAAAACCTTCTCTTTGTTCTACTAAATCATTTTGTAATAATGTGTTTTCCATTCTCATATCCTCCTAAATCAAATCTCTTATAGTTTGTACACTATCTATGTCATAAATCTCATTATTGTCTATATCTTCTTTATCTGTTAGAATATTATTAACATTGTTTTTACATTGCTCATTCCCTATACTTTGGTCGGTTAGGGAATGAGCTTTTTCATACATTTCTTTAACTTGTCTTAATGCTGCTTGATAACTTAATCCTTCTCGCATAAGCAAATCAACTTCTTTTGACATATCTAACTCAATATCATTTTCTATTTTGGCTAATTTCTTTTTATAAGCATCCCTCTTAAGAATTTCTTGCATAAGCTTACCCAAGTTCCATTCCTCCTTTCTAACATAATTCCATTACTGTTAAGTAGTAACTGCTTGTACATACTTACCTCCTTATAACAACTTCTTTTTCTTTTTTAATGTGATAGAATTTATAATAATCTGCTGCTGTTCCTAAAGATAAAAACTCTTCTGGATTTAATCCTTGCTCTTTAAGAAATCTCTTTTGCTTTTCTCTTAATGCTCTGCAATTTTCTGTCATATAAACCTCCTATTTCTGAATTGCGAATTATCTTATTGATATATTAATTTTTCCATTTTTAAAAAGTCTAACTTTAAATTTATTTTTACAATGTGGGCAAACCACATTTTGGTTTACATATACTTCTTTTGCAATTACGTATTCATCACATTTCATGCAAGTAAACCATCTAACTAAATCACCATCTTTGGCTGTCATTTCTCCATTATCATCTAAAAATACTCTTTGTTCTTGTTTCATTATTTCCCTCCCATTTACTACGTAATAGTTACAAATTTCACATTAAGCACCTTCTTAATTTCCTATACCCTTTTGTAAATATAGCCTTATCCCCTTTTAAGTAAGTTATTAAAGCCATCATTAACATGGATACTATTAAACATATTCCTACTTCGTAACTTATCTTAAGTAAAGTTAAAAGGTATATTTTTAATACATACACTTCTATCTCAACTCCTCAACTTTCTTTCTAGCTTTATTAAATTCATTTATACAGTTATTACAAAGCTTAACTCCTAAGATAGTTGCCTTTACATTTACATCACCACAACAATGGCAACCTGGTATATGTTTCTTAAGAATTATCATCTCACCTTCTGTGTACATTTCTAATGGTTGTCCTTCTTCGATATTCATTGACTTTCTTAATTCCATAGGTATAACTACCCTTCCTAATTGATCTACTTTTCTTACTATTCCTATACTTTTCATTTTAAATTACCTCCTATTTTTGATATACTCCCTCAAAATATGTTAAAATTATATTGAAAGGGGGTGAATTTATGTCTGATACAAAATGTCCATGTTGTGGATTTTCGAACCATATTGAAGAACCAAATTTTTGTCAGGAATGTGGAGTTTCATTAACAAACTACTGCACAAACGATATGTGTCCTTTTAACAATGGTGATTATATTCCTATTCCTTTTAACGCTAAATTTTGTCCAGAATGTGGTTCTGAATCTACTTTTAATTCCCTTGGTTACTTTGAAAATAAATAGTTTTACTTCCACAATTCATGCAGTAGTTAGGGTTAAATGAAGGAGTTAATTTTATTTCATTGAAATAACCACATGAACTACATGTACTTATATACTGCTCTTGAACTGGTACTTCTGGAGCAGTTTCTTTTAATAAATTCTTTAATGATTTTAAAACATCATCTAAAACTCGTTTATCTCCTGCTACTCTTCTATTAGTTTCAATATGCCAAACTATATTTTCTATTTGTTTTTTATTCATTTATATATCCTCACTTCCTTATTCGTTATATTCAAATTCTGTAACCTTAACCGGATTAAGCAATTCATAAATTTTAGTCATACTCATGTTTATATAAGCTCTATTCTTGTCAATCCAAAAATCTTCTGTTTCACCTTCATCTGGAGCATATAAATCTATCTCTAAATCTATTTCCCTATTATCAAATGTGTGTATCTTTGCATAAGTAAATCCTATAAAATCCACTACAATCTCACCATTTACTCTAGGTAATAACCCTAAATAAATATCATCTGATATAAATTCAACCCTTCTTATATCTTTTTTATTAATTATTGTTCCATGAACTTCTAAAAATCTTTCCATATTAAATTACCTCCTCAAAATCTACTTGGTTATTTACTTGTATAATTTCATCTAATAAAGCTTTAGGTGCTTTATAATTTGTTATTATTCCTTTAGCAAGTTCTATTTGACTTCTCTTAATAGCTTTATATGACTTTACTTGAAATTCTCTTTTAACTTGTCCATAAATGTCTGAATAAACTCTACCTCTTAAAGATTTATCTTTATATGCAGGTGTTTCGTATCCAGTTACCTTAGTGCAGATCTTTTTAATTAAACTAGTAATTTCATCACAATCCACTCCAAGTAATGGCAAGTTATCTTTTAAATCCTTAACCTCATCTCTTACAACAATTATTTCTTGTTCTAATTCTTGTTGCTTGCCGTCTATCATAAATATTGCTTGCAACTCCTTAGATAACTTAGCTTGTACAATTTGCTTTGCTCTGAAATAGTTATTAACTAATTCTCTTTGGACCTTCCATGCTAAATCATCTTGAAGTGACTTTACTAACATTAAGTAACCACTTTCTGTAATTAGTAGTCCTTTAGGTGCTTTTTTATCAAATCCATATGTCTCGGAAAGATTTTCCCCAACATCATTTTTAGATAATTCAAAGTAATCTACATTCTTTATGAAATGTTTTTTATTATTTCTAAAATTTTTACTTGCAGTTCCTTCTACTCTTTCATGTAACATATCAATATCTTTGAATGTTACAACTCTTTGTCCGTTAAATTCTTTTACTGATAATTCAGTATTGTTGATCTTTACAATTTGATTATTCATTTTCCATCCTCCTTAATTTTTATTATGTTATATATATTGCTTTAAAAGGCTTTTAAGCCTACTTATCATAATGTAACTTATTAATAACTTATTGCTTCTTTATCTTTCTTTTGAAATAAAATAAGATTCTTTTTACTAGTTTCATCTCTTGTATAGAAACATTCTGGGTTACCTCTAAACAATTCATTACAAGCGTCATAGCATCTTTTAATATTTGCTTCATTTGGTATGCTTTCACGAATTATTATTGTTGTATTTCCGATTTTAAAAGTTTGTCCTTTCATAAATTCCCCCCCTAATTCATGCTATGCAATTCTTATTAGACTTGTCCTTTTAAAATCCAAATTAATATTGTTACATGTTAAAGTTCAATTTGTTGAACTTCTTTTGTAAAAAAATAAACTTGAATTTCACATGATTCTATATTTAGTAGTTCTGAAATTTTAGTTATTTCATCTTGAGAAAAAAATATTTTATTATTTAACTTTAATGATAAAGTTCTTTCAGAAACCCCCAAAGCCTTAGCAAAACGGTATTGCGCCCCATATTTTTCCACTATTTTCCCTCTTAATTTATCATAATTAAAAGCCATCTAAAAACCTCCTCTCGTTAAGTTCAATCTATTGAACAATTTGATATTAACATGTCATATTTTGCATGTCAACACTTTTGTTCAAAATTTTTAACTTTTTTGTTTTAAGTATTGAACTTTTATTCAAAAAGATGTATTATAATCATTGAAAGGACTGATGTTATGGAAATTCAAAATACATCATCTAGATTAAAACAAATTATGATGGAAAGAAAATTAAGACAAGTGGATTTATTAGAAATGGTAAAACCTTTTTGTGAGAAGTATAATGTTAAAATCAACAAATCAGACATAAGCCAGTATTTATCTGGAAAAGTAAAACCAGGGCAAGAAAAACTATCAATGCTAGGAATGGCATTAAATATAAGTGAAACTTGGTTAATGGGATATGATGTTCCTAAAGAGAAGGATTATACTAACGAAAATATAAATCTGTCAGAAAATGAAAAAATATTATTGGAAAACTTCAATAGTCTGAATAAAAGTGGAAAAGAAAAATTGATTGAATATAGTAATGATTTAATTGAAACTCCAAAATATATTGAAAATAACAATATTATTGAACTTCCTAGGAAAGAAAAGGAGATCTGGGAAGAAGAAGGTAAGGAATATTTAATGCCTAAAGCTTCTCATGATATGGATGGAGAATTTTCAGAAGAAGATTACAAATATGATGATAGCTTAATGAAAGATGATGATCTATGGAAATAACTTAGACATAAATGGGTGATGGAATTTGACTTATGATGAATTATTAATAGAAGCAGATAACCTTGGTATAAAAGTAAAAGAAATTTATTTAAAAACAAGAAAAGGACATTGCTATGGTAAAAGAATTGCAATTCATAAAGATTTATCTGATTATGAGAAAGCTTGCGTACTCGCTGAAGAACTTGGACATTATTATCTAACTGTTGGAGATATTACAAACCAAGAAGAAATTAGTAATAGAAAACAAGAATTATTAGCTAGACAATGGGGATATAACAAAAATGTAGGACTTTTAGGTCTTATAAAAGCATTTGAGCATGGTTGTATAAATAGATATGAAATCGCTGACTATTTGAATGTTACAGTAGAATACCTAAATGAAGCAATTAATTATTATTCAAGTAAATATGGAGTAATGCATAGAATAGATGATTATATAATTTATTTTTCACCCACTCTTTACATCGGAAAAACATTTAATTAAAAGTTCTTATATTGAGGTGATATAGAAAATGGTTGATAATGATATATTTGCAATATATCTAAGAAAATCTAGAAAAGATCTAGAAAACAAAGATTATGATGTTTTAAAAAGGCACCGTAAAATTTTATTAGATTTCGCCAAATCTAAAAATATAGTTATACACGAAGAAGATATTTATGAAGAAGTAGTATCTGGAGAAACTATTCAGGATAGGCCTGTTGTTCAAATACTTTTAAGAAAAATTGAAACTGGGTACTATAAAGCTGTATTAGTTATGGAAATTGAAAGGCTTGCTAGGGGTAATACTATAGATCAAGGTATTATCGCTCAAGCTTTTCAATTAACCAATACTCTTATAATTACACCAAATAAAACTTATGATACTCGAAATGAATATGATAATGAGTTTTTAGAATTCGGACTTTTCATGTCTAGACGTGAATATAAAAGTATTAGCAGACGTATTCAAACTGGAAGGATTCAATCTGTAAAAGAAGGAAATTATATAGGCTCTGTTACTCCTTATGGATATGATAAAGAAAAACTAAAAGGTGAAAAAGGATTTAAATTAGTTTCCAATGATGAAGCAACAAATGTAAAATTAATTTTTGACTTATGTTTAGATGGAGTTGGTACTTCTAATATAGCCTTTAAATTAAATGACTTAAATATAAAATCTAGAACTGGTAAGCCTTGGACTCCCAATATGGTTAGAAATATTTTAATTAATAAAGTATATATAGGTATTCTTACTTGGGGGAAAAGGGCTACTGTAAAACAGTTAGATAATAATTTAATAAATAAAACTAGGCCAGTAAGTGATAATTATATAGAAAGTAAAGGTAAGCATGAATCTATAATTGATGAAATAACTTTTTATAAAGCACAGGAGATTCTTAAAGCTAATTCTTCAAAAAAGGTTCACAAAGATAAGTCTTTAAAAAATCCGCTTGCTGGAATAGTTGTTTGTCAAAAGTGCGGCACTAATATGATAAGGCGACCCTTGAAAAATATTCCTGATACTTTACTTTGTAAAAACCATTATTGCGATAATGTTTCAAGTTATCTCTATTTAATAGAAGATAGATTATTAAATTCTTTAAAAGTTGTACTTAAAGAATACTATTATTATATAGAAAATTATGAAAAAGAAAATGTTAAAAATAAAAAAAATTATGATATTCAAATAAAAAGAATTGATAAAGATATTGAAAAATTAAAAAATCAACACAATAAGACTTGTGAGTTATTAGAGACTGGTGTTTATTCATTACAGCTTTTTAAAGAACGTTCATTATCAATAAATCAACAGCTAGAAGGATTGAATAAACAAAAGGAAGAATTAACAAGACTAAATAAAGAAGATAAAACAGAAAAAATAATTCAAGCTATTCCTAAATTGGAAAACTGCTTAAAAACTTATCATACTTTAAATATAGAAGATAGAAATAAATTGCTAAAATCAATAATAAAGAAAGCTTATTATCTTAAAACAGAAGCAGGTAGTCGTTGGAATAAGGATGCACAAGATAAATTCACTCTTGAATTAGAGCTATTACTTTAACATACATCATAAACAAACAGAAGAAATGGCACACGTAGAAATAATAGCTACAATGGCTCATCAAATTATGGAAAATGCATCAATAGAAGAAATTAAAGCTGCTGGAATGGATGGACATTATGCGGATCACGGAAAAGCTACTTTCTATACTGATGCTACTGGAAATCCTTGGACTGCTACTTATATCCAAGCTAAAGGTGATGTAATTGCAGATTTACATGAAAATATGGCAGCTGAACAAAAAGCTAGAGCAACTTATGAATGGCTAATGAACTTAACAGATGATGCTGAAATTAAAAGGATATTAGGATTCTTAAGAGAAAGGGAAGTTGTACACTATCAAAGATTTGGCGAAGCTTTAATGGATGTACAAGATAACACTAAACTTACAGATTTTTGTAAATAA